CTTCGTCATCTTCTTCTTGTTTCATAAAGAAAGGTGCTGCTGTTAAAAGACCTCCCCCTATTATTCCAGCTTTTTTAAGAGTGCTTAATTTTCCAAAATCTTTTAAAAGATTTGCTCCAAAACCTGTTTTAGTTAATCCAAAATAACCTAATCCTCCCAATATAGCAGCTTTACCTAATGGTGACTTTGCGATCTTCTTGACAGCTCTTGTTGCCTTCTTGACCAATTTACCTAGGAAGTACATCTGTCTACCTGTTTCAAGGTCCATGACTCCACCTGTCGTAGGCGCATCCATTGGACTACCACCACGGCTCATAAATCTAAATGCCATACCACCTGTTGGATCTTGATCATCATCTGATGGTGGTGGCACATTACTTCCTACAAAACAATATGCAGGTGGATTAGGTCCTTTACATGGATCTGTTACTTGTTGATCGGGACCTCCTCTATCATCTGGTACATTCATATTTGGATAAAACTGTTCAAAATCACTTTGTGATACAACATCTTGTCCTAAAACTTTTGATATGTCTCTTATTTTTTCCTCATCAGCAGTTCCAATTATATCTTGTCCAAACATAGCCTGTAATTGTGCAGGAGAAACGTTTTCAAGACCCTCATAATCCTCTACATTCATATTTAAACCTTTACCTGTAAAATCTGTGTATATAGATTTAACTGCTCCCGGTAGTCCTGTAAATTTTCTACCACCACCAATGTAATCAATTAAATTTCTTAATGTGTTTTTTCTTAGTGGGGTAAATTTCGTTGCTTGAAATTTATTAAATTTTTCAATAGGTCCTACTTTTCCATCTCTATTTTTATCGGCTACCGGTATTTCATTTGGATTGTGTCCTGCATAAGGGTTTTTTGCAGAATCAGGGGCATCATCTGGAACATCTCTTCCTTCTCTTTGATGTCTTTTAGCTGTGTTTTCACTTTTTCCAGCATGACCAGCATGACCAAATTGAGCTTTTGACCTACCTGGAGATATTCCAGGTGAGTATGATTTTTCTTTTGCTGCTTGAACCTTTGCACTTCTATATCCTGGTCTTTTACCAGTCATAGATGGTTGTACTAACATACCTCCATCTTCTAACATCTGTCTTACCTGTTGTGCTCTAGTTATTGCCATCTTCTTCTGATCCTGCTCCTAATGGTGGCATGTGAGCCACTTTAATTTTTACAGATCTTGTAACATCTTCTTTTACAGTATCTGTATCTGGGTTTGCGATATCGTCCTCTGCTTCTTTATCAGAGTTATATTCATAATTTGTTTTTTTGTTTCTCAATACTATCTCAGTTTCGCATTCAACTACAGGTACTTCTTTACCGTCTATAGTTACGTATTTTACTGATGGTGGTTCTGTAAATGCCATATTAATCTCTTGTTATTTGTAACACAGAAAATACGATATGTAACCTATTTCCTGACGCTGCTGTTGCTTTTATAACCTCTCCCTCTGTAATAATAAGAGGGTGTGTTAGTAGTTCTACTGTTGCATTGGCTGAAATAGCCTTTGTTTTAAACAAACTAAACACATTTGAAGAAGTATCCGTTAACGTCAAAGTTATACTGTCAGCGTTACCTGAGTCTTCAGATACTAGTATAGATTTAATTATACTAGTTGTTGCAGTCGTAGATGTACTTGCTGCTGGACTTGTATAAACAACTGTTTCAGCTGTACTTGTTAAATCTACCTTTGAATTTGTATATATATTAGCCACTTAAAAACCAAGAGAATCTCTCTTGCTCCTGTTTTATTTCATCTAAAAAAGTAGAATTCAATTGATCTTTCATTAATGTTAAAGCTCTATTGATTTGCTTTTGATTAGATATGTCATATTCTGTTTTTGGTTCTGGTATTCTTATATTTATTTTAGTCATTATCTTCTTCCATCCGGTTGTAAGTCTAATCTTAATGTGCCAAATCTCCATGATTCACTTGTGGCATCATTTTCTATTTTAACACTTATAAATCTACCTCTAGCTCTTGTATCTTTTTTATCTGTGCTAGATGTTATTGTAAAAGGACTTAAACCTGTTTGTGTAGAAGATTGTTGAGGATATCTTTTTACGTCTAAACTGACTTTAGCGTTACCTTGTAATGTTTTAAAATCTGGTACAAATCTTCTCATAGCTAGAAATACTTCTCCTGCAATTTTTGGTCCAGTTGATCTACCTTGTGCATCTTTACCCCTTTGTTGTAAGTCTATATCAAAAGATTCTATAAATGATGTAACCGTGGTTGTTGTACCATTTGGATTAATTTGATCTGTGCCTACTTCATGTTCAAAATAAGTTGTTTGTCCTAAACCTGTTTGACCAACTATAACAGGAAATGTACCATCTGAGGTAGAATCATATTTTGTAGCAAAAGGATTTGGATAAACATTTGAATCAATCCAACTTGTTCTAGCTTCTGTTCCCGTATACCAGACACCTCCTGGTACACCTGCAGATTCTCCATAATTAAATACAACATATTTATCATTGTATTCAGAACTAGCTGATGGGTAATACCAAGTAATTTCTGTGTACAAGTTATTTAGTCCAGCTGCAACTTGCTGTCCTTTTGTTGTATCAAAATCATCATACACAAAGTCCTCTACTGTGCATGGTATACTTTTGACTGTACCATCATACAGAAAAAAACCTTTTGAACTCAACCAAAACGCAGCTCCATCTATTTCAACAACAGCGTTTTGACCTATTAGTCCACAGTTGGTTCCTACTTGCTCTAGACCAAACACAAGTTGACCACCTATAAACTTCATCGTATACAATGCATTATCCGTCCAGATCAAGATAACTTCTTTTGCTTTTAGCGCGCCGATGATCTTTGTGCCATCTTGTAATCTTAATGTTCCTGCAGTGTTTATAGCTGAGGGTGTATAGGTGTTGATATCTTCCTGATCGGAAAATCTTATAAACATGTCGTCTTGTGTAGTTGTATCACCAATAGTTGTTTCTGTTCCAAAATGTAATAAGTGTCTAGTTGTTGGTGAAATTAAACTAACTCTTGTTGCTGTTGGATTATTTCCTGTAGCAAAACCAGATGTAGTTGTAGATGCCCTGTTGTCTAAAGGTGTTGAAGCTCCAGCATTCCATGTGAAAGTTTTACCATTTAATACCGTTGCAACTAACACTTGACCAAAATTATCTAAAGACCATAAACCTGGTTCTAGTGTTACGTCAGATGCAGTTGCTGCTTCTCCCCAATTTCCACTGCCCCAACCAGCAATACCCCAACCGTAACCATACGACTGTGCTCTAGGTCCTACAGGCTCATAAGGTTTAATACTTAAACTACCGCCCGTTGATACTGTGCCACTAGCATTAGATGATTGTGTTATCGTAAATGTGCTAGATGTTGGAACTGTAATTACTTGAAAATTTTTATCTTCAAAATCAGATGCACTAAATCCTGTACCACCTGGTAGTGTAACACTATCTAATTGAACTATGTCTCCAATAGATAAACCATGTCCTGATTTTGTAATTGTACAAGTAGCTGATCCACTTGTAGTTGCTATGGTTGCAGAAGTTAAAGTGGTTTTAAGTGGAGTAATATCATAGACTTGTCCCTCAAAATATAACAACAAAAATTTATCTGTTCCTATTGCAACATATCTGTTACCAGCTATGTCAACAAAAGCGTGTTGTGCTCTAGCAACACCAACAATTGTATCTGTTATAAGAGAAGACCAACCACCTACTTTTTCTGGTAGGCCATATCTAAATCTTACGTTGTCAGAATTAACCCAACGATTCTCTGCTCCTGATTCGGTATTTTGTTTATCTATACCGGGTTTAAATTTGTACTCAATTAGAGCCATGATCCGTGCTCCTATATTTTATCTTTATAAGCCCAGCCTCTTGCTGAATTTACAAATACTAAAGTAAAAGCAGCGCCATTGGTAGACACTACTAAATTAGATGCCGAACCTAAAATATTTGAACTGTTTCTAGCTATGGTTAAATTGTTTGATGCAAAGTTATTACCACTGTCTATAAAATGAACCTCTGAACCTACAGCTGGTGACGCTGGTAAAGTTATAGTAACAGCTGACCCAATACCGCTTCCAGACGTATCAATTAATAGTTGATCTCCATCTACGGCAGTATATGCAGTTGTTGGTGTATAATAACCTTTTTGTCTTATACCTAAATTTACATTTGTACCATCTGAGTATAATAAACATTTAGATCCTATAGGTAACGCAATACCTGTGCCAGATACTGTTTTAATTGTTAATGTGTAATTACTTGATGATCTAGTGGTTGCGTCCTCGACAACAAACACTCTTTCTGCAGAGTCAGGCATAGTAACTGTTCTATTTGCAGCTAACGTGCCTGTAAGTTTAAAGTATAAATTTTTTCCGTTTGATACAGCATGATTGGATAAAGCTAAAGCTACATCACTAGATGCAACATCAACAGCAATATAACCACTAGCCGCTTGTTCTAATATTTGTAAATTTAGGTATAAGACAAAAA